CGGAAGTCAACAAATCTATTAAAAATTGTAACGATTTTTATTATGATATAGAAAATTATTACTACAATTGTAACGATTGTAGGAATTTTTATTTAACACAAGGATATTTTGATAAATATTATAAACAGAAATGTCAACTATGCAATAAAGCATGCAAAGAGCACTGTTGCTATTGTGCTCTAAGAATTGATACTTACAACATGAAACAATCAGAGGATAATCTTTCTTATGAAACAATTGGAAGCCAGGAAAGTTTGAAAGAAGATAATAATCCCAAAGAAGAAGATTCATTATTTACTGGTAGTGACTATAGTATATTGAATAAACAATTGAACAAATCGGGAAATGATCTAAAACAAGAAACACCGCAAAGAACTGTTTTCACTACAAAAGAAGTAAAGAATCATATAAATCAATTGAAAATTTCTGAACAGGATAAGCTAAACAATTCTTATAACCAGAATCAGAAAAAGAAAAACTGCCAAGCCCTCGGACAGTTAACAGTCAAGGATTTTAAAAAGGTAAATCTAACATCCATCGAAGATTCATTAGAAGAAGCATTTAAAAATAGCAAAGCTTCTACAAATTCAAACTTACAAAAACACAATAAGACTGTTATTCAAGATGATGCTAATAAAGCCATAAATATTAATACAAGCAACATCAAGCTGAAAGAAAAGAAAAAGAAGCAGGCTGACGAAGAATTAAATCGTGAGGCTATAAGCGGATTAATCAATGAAAATGAAAAGCTTAACGTAGATAACGAACAACTTAATGAAGGAATAGAAACTCAGCTGAAACAAGTCAATGGAAAATATTTATGGAAAACAGCTATAATATGGAATAATGGAATAGCTACCAATCATTCTGTTATTAAAGACCCTAACAGAGTTTTTGCAAAAGCTTTTGGAAATATATATGAAAAATCAAATATAACGAAAATATTCCATGAGCATCCCGTATCAGCAGAATGCAGATCATTAATGGAAACATGTATGTTTAGTTACATACAGAATAAATACTATACTAATGTAGTATCCATAGGAGGAAATCCAGTCAGGAACAATCAGAAGCAGGCGTACATGCATTGTGCTAACAAAATAATAGATGCGGAAGATGAGCTTAGGCAGAATAAATATGCAGAATTAGCAGATTTTAACAACATTTGCTATGAAGGAATTGAAAAATGCAAATGCATTAAATATGATAATGATACAGTATTAACAGCAGTAGATTCTGCATATTACCCACTGGTTTTTGAAACAGTGGTAGATAAATTAGTTAAATCTCAGGCAAAAGAATATTGGTTTACAGGATGGGTATTTCCTAAAGACAACTTCAATACTAGACCTCTAGTAGAATATAATGACACCATAGAAAGTATGGTTAAACAAGAAGATAATAATATACATATGTTTGTTAAGGGAAATTCTACAAAATATTGCCACAAACCAATGCGCTATGATTATGATAAATATATAACATTAGATAATATGAATAATATATTAACTATGCGCATAGATGGACCTCATAAAATAAAAGAGATAAAATTTACTAAATATAGATCAATTGATTTTAATAATGGATCTTATGCACTATTTCGCGCACAGCCAACGACACAGATAGGAAATTATTATAATTTTTCAGATGTACTACAAGAATATAAAATACCAAATAAGTCGGTTTCAGCGCTGGAAATAGAGCAAAATATAGAACAAAATGAAAAACCCGAGGAATTAGTGCCGGATCAAGACTCAAATGCCTTTGATCTAGACAGTCTAACTATGATAGGATCTGGAAATAATCTGATACACTATGTATTTAATGATTCTATAATAGTAGTAGACATATCTAAAAAGTTATTGAGTAACAGGGTGAATAGAGAAGATGTATTGTTTACATTTACACCTCAGGATATAAAAATAGCATCTCAAATGATAAGATCAGTAAATACACCAACAACTCTAGTAAATGCAAGCAAAAATCTAACTACATACTATATAGATATTAATGAACCAAAATCGGAATTATTCATACAATCTCTTATCACAAGTATGTTATATAGACAGGCTTCTCTAGCAGTTACATACACGAACGTTCTAGATAATGTAGTGCAGAAATCAAAAATTACGTATACATACATGCAGTTCTTTAACACTATAGATTTGTTAAATAATGCAAGAGATTATCTGCACGACTTATACAACATAGGAACAGAATTATATACAGCAGCAGAAAACGTTGTAGAACAGGGTTTTGACAGGTATTACGGCGGCAGATTTGTTATAGCTCCAAGAGGAAGACTATGGATGCAATATATGAGTATGATATTTATATTAATAAGCATACTCTCAACAATGGGATTACCTATATTCTATTCAGCAGCGGAGATGCAAATAGCACAAAGAATTATACAGCCTAAAACATTAGAAATCGAGGCAGCTTGGATAATACTGGTGTCATTCTTAGGACTATTAAGTTATAGATGCGAAATAACGGATAAGGGACTATTCGTAACACTAATGATACTAGCATTACTACAATCCAGTGCTATTTTAGCGGTAGTATATATGTTAGTCTATATACTTAGACAAACATTAGGATATAGGACGTACAAGCAAGTATTAGGTATGATAACACTTTCTGCACTAGTTTATCCGGTTATATATTATGAAGGCGATGGACTCTATTATTTCAGTGAGCAGATAAGAAATAACGGTAATATAATAATAAGAATCATATTGTTCTGTATATCTTTAGGTTTCAAGAATAATGTAGTATCCGATCAATCTAATTACTTAATACTCAGGAAATTAACTACTATATTCATGAATATGATTTATGGAAATAACCTACAGATAATCAATTACTTATATTATACAATATTAGGATTATTTGCCACAAGGATAGTAAAAAATAATGCGGTAATATATCCAATGATTATAATATTCTGTATACTAAACATAAAAGGAGTACAATCAACGGGCGAATTTGATATTATACCAAATACTTGTTCGGGAAATGATCACCTAAGCATGATAAAAGATTCAGTAGAATTAGGATTTCTAAAGATATTCAAAAACAGCAAGGAATATAATAATATAAAAGGTGATAAATTTGAAATAGCAGGTAAACAGACAACAGTAGCCAAAGCCCAGAAGAATATTATAAATGCACTATTTACTAACATGGACAATTGTTCATCTAAGGGAGTAAATCAATTCTTAACACAAAAGATGCCTAAATTCGAAGGTTTCCACAGCACAAATACTCCTATGTATCTACATAGATGTAATCACAAC